CACGGCGTGTCACTACGTGGTCACATTGATGTCACGACGGAAGATTTAGCAAGTGCGCTTGATGTGACGGAAGACGTGATTGATTCAATTTTGCATGCAATGCAGGGGCGAGTTCTGGATGGTGATCTTATTTCCGGATGGGAAAAACGCCAGGTGATGAAGGAGGATAACGGTAATGTTTCGCAAACCGCAAAATCCCCGGCAGAGCGCAAGAGAGCGCAGCGGGAGCGGGAAAGACTGCGGAAGCAGAACACTGATTGTCACGATGAGTCACGACGCGTCACGCATATGTCACGACAAATCACGACAGATACAGATACAGATAAAGAATTAAACCCCACACATAACGCGCGCATGCGCGAGAGTGCTACGACCGGTGAGTTGAATGACGCGTCGTTGCAGACAGCCGAACCTGAATACCTGGACGGCCTGAGCGAACCGATCGGGAAATTTCCGATGACTGGAGTCTGGCAACCGTCGCCGGATTTTCGACAGCGGGCAGCAGTGTGGGGTATGGCTCTGCCTGAGCCTGAGTTTACACCTGCTGAGCTTGCCGCATTCCGGGATTACTGGATGGCGGAGGGGAAGGTTTTCACGCAGGTTCAGTGGGAGCAGAAATTTGCCCGTCACGTGCAGCACGTCAGGGCACAGGTAAAACCAGTCAGCAAGGGGGTAAGCCATGCAGCACCAGGTGGCACCGCATCACGGGCAGTTCAGGAAATTCGGGCAGCACGTGAACAGTGGGAACGTGAAAACGGATTTATCAGCAACGGAAACGGCCTGGAAGCTGTGGGAACTTATGGGGGAGGTGTATTCGAACCGCTGGACCCAGAAGAACGGGGCTGCGCCGTCGAAGCTCTGGATTGCTCAGATTGGCGCGATGACTGAACAGCAAATCCGGCAGGTCTGCCGTCAGTGCATGGACCGCTGCCGGGCGGGTGAAACGTGGCCTCCGGATCTGGCTGAGTTTGTGGCGTTGATTTCGGAGAGCGGGGCAAATCCATTTGGCCTGACGGTGGATGCCGTGATGGAGGAGTACCGTCGCTGGAGGAATGAATCCTGGCGGTACGACGGGAGTGATAAATACCCGTGGCCACAGCCGGTGCTGTACCACATTTGCCTCGAGATGCGTTCAAAGGGGATTGAGCGCCAGATGACCGAAGGGGAGTTAAAACGGCTTGTGGAAAGGCAGCTGACGAAATGGGCAAAGCATGTTGGTAATGGCCTCAGTGTTCCGCCAGTCCGGCGACAACTGGCAGCACCCAAACGCCCGCCAGGGCCAACGCCAATTGAATTGCTGAAACAGGAATATGAGCGCCGGAAGGCGGCCGGTTTTGTCTGAGTTGAGAAGTAATTTTTACCGGGAGGAAAATTTAATGGAAACCGTTTTTGACGCACTGAAAGCACTGAAAAAAGCCTCGTCGCACGAGATTGCAGCCCGTCTTGAAATCAGCCGTGACGATGCTGTTACCGAACTCTGGAAGCTGAAGCGTCGTGGCGAAGCTGATAACAAGGGGTCGATGTGGTGGCTGACGAGTGAGGCAACTGAAGCGGCCCCAAAAACCACTGCAGAGATGCTGATTAACGCGATTGAACAGCATGGTCCTCAGTCGGCTGACGAACTGGCGTTAATGTTCGGGATTACCTCCCGCCGGGCGAATTCATCACTGGCGATGGCTGTCAGCAAAGGTCGTCTGATTCGCGTAAATCAGGACGGTAAATATCGTTACTGCATACCGGGCGATAATTTACCGGCAGAGCCGAAAGCTGCATCGGTAACGGAAACCGATGGTAAAGCCTTTCCTCAGCCGGCAGGTGTTGCGTTACCAGTCCGGGAAGCGGAAACACAGGAAGAAATTAAAACTGAAAGTGTGGCGGTCACAGTGCAGTCACAGTCGTCGTTCATCAGAAAGCATCCGGATGGTCTGATTTTACCATCGCTGCATGTGGCTAACCGCGAGCTGCGCCGGGCAAAAGGTCAGGTTCAGAAGTGGGAGCGCTTATGCGCCGCGCTGCGGGAAATTAATAAGCATCGTGATGTCATACAGAAAATAACGACAGGAGATAACGGGTAATTTTTACAGCAGGGTGATGATATGAAAATCAGATATCATGATTTCGGCCCCGTGTCACATATGCTTATTTCAAGTACGGTGCTGGAAACAAGAAAACATAATCACATACTGGATATGCTGCGTCTTGCTGACCCGTATCTGGTAATAAACACCAGTGGAATTTTCTTTCTGAGAAGCACTGTGTCAGGAAAAACATCGCATGTGCTTCGGGCATATAAAACAGCAGTGCGGGAGGAAGGAGAATGAGCGAGATTAACTATCAGGAGCTGCGTGTTGAGCTGGGAGCAGCAAAAAAACGCATAGAAGAGCTGGAGGCTAATCGTGTGGTGCTTGAGGTGGAAAATGAGAGGTTGAAACACGCAATGGCCGTAGCCCTTGAGCATATATCCGTCACAGATGCAGGACAGGCAGGTGTCGCTGCAATGATTATCTATGATGCCATGTACCACAGTGAAAAAACTGACCCCTACGCTTTTCTGGCAGAATTGCGGGCGCAGGGTGTGGAGATGGTGCGCGAACATCCAGCAATCAAACTTTGCTCTTTGACGCACATATGTGACGAGTTAGTCGCAGAGCTTCGCAAAGGAGGCAACAAGTGAGTAAAACGAATCCGGGCTGGGCAAGGTCACTTATGGCGAAAAAACATCATTATTTTGCTGAAGGTGAAATAACAAGTATTTGCGGTGGGTGGATGTATTTTGGCAATGAGCGTGAGCCGGATACATTCGAAAGTCCAGATGATTGTAAAAAGTGTCGTAGAAAATTAAATAAGGGGGGTAAATGAGCGTAATTAAAGAAATGCCAGTGGAACGTAATGAATATGGCTGCTGGACGCATCCTGAATATGAAAAATTCTGTGATGGTCGGGAATATATTTCAACGGAAGAGTTTAACGCCTGGATGGAGAAAAATAATCTTCAGTGGGCTATCCGTAGTATGGATGAAGATGATTTTAATCTGGACGCAGATGGCCCTGATATTTCAGCATGGGAACCTGAGCGACCAGAAGGTGAGGGATGGTTTATCGGTTCGATACATGACACCGAAGATGGTCCTGTTTGTGTATGGCTGAGAAATAAGGCCGAAGCATAAAGGCTATAAACCAACAACTAAACACTGAAAATTTAAATCAGAAATGATTTTTATTAAATCCTTAACCGGAGGGATTCCTGCACCCTCAGAACATCAGGAGACCGCCCGAAAGGGCGGTAGTGAAAAATGACTGAATTAACCAAAGAATGGCTACAGAACACGATTACCGGAATTGAGTCATCACGGGATGAAATACCGTTCGGACTCGATGAAGATCAAAACAACATGCTTACCGCATTAAAAATTGCACTGGCATCACTGGCATCAGTATCGGATGAACGGGCAGCCTATGAATTATTTATGGAGAAGCGTTTCGGGGAATCTGTAGATCGCCGCAGAGCAAAAAATGGCGATAGAGAATACATGGCATGGGATATGGCGCTTGGCTGGATTATCTGGTGTCACCGCGCCGCCATGCTTCAGGCTGGAAACTTTCGGGAAAATAAGGGTTCGTCAACCAATAATTTTCGGATAATCTCGGAAACGTCAACCAACTCTCCGGCAATCCCTGATGAGGTGTTGTCCGCAATCCTGAAGGTCGCCAGGCTTCGTGCAGATTTCGATGCTTCTGAAGTGGACAGGCGAGGTATCGGTAGTTGTCTGGATGAGGCCGAGCAAGAACTTATCGTTACCATTAACGAATACGCCAGTCAGATCGCAGTAGAAGCGACACAGGGGGAGAACCAATGAGCCGGCCAGATGCATTTGCAGGCGTTGCTATAGCTATTGCTTTTCTAGTATATGTTATTTGTCGGTGGGGGTAAAAACGTTCGCCGGGATTCACACCAAGGGAGGGAATATGTCGGATGATATTTCACTGGTAATGGAAGGCGCTCTGGCTGTTATTGCTGTTGTGGGTGTTTACTGCCTGGTTGTGTTTTTGATGGAGCGCCTGGGGAACTGAATTCATTCCGTATGGGAATTCCCATATCGGGCAAAACGGTTTGCTGTAAAGCGAGAGTTAAGTAGAATTGCTGCGGGTGCTTGAGGCTGTCTGCCTCGGGCATGCCACCGTAAGGCAGACAGAGAAAAGCCCCAGTTAACATTACGCGTCCTGCAAGACGCTTAACATTAATCTGAGGCCCAATCTATGCTTCACAAACGTAGGTTAGCCTCTTACGCGCCGAAAGGCAAGGAGAAGCAGGTTATGAAGCAGCAAAAGGCGATGTTAATCGCCCTGATCGTCATCTGTTTAACCGTCATAGTGACGGCACTGGTAACGAGGAAAGACCTCTGCGAGGTACGAATCCGAACCGGCCAGACGGAGGTCGCTGTCTTCACAGCTTACGAACCTGAGGAGTAAGAGACCAGGCGGGGGAGAAATCCCTCGCCACCGCTGATGTGTCAGGCATCCTCAACGCACCCGCACTTAACCCGCTTCGGCGGGTTTTGTTTTTTCTGGTCGTTCTGGTTTACAATCCATCCGTCAGCCTGAACAACTGGCACCTGCTGCGCCAGCAGAGAAAACAGATGGCGCACGATACCAAATTTTACAATTCGGATAACTCTGCCGCCCCTGCCAGCAGGCACGGGCGGCGTTCTCATGCATTCAAATCTGACTGGTATCAGCACGACCCCTGCACCGAAGAACAGGCTGAATGGCTGATTCAGTGTTACCGCAGGCGCGGATACGAGGTTAAGAAAGCCCTCAGTCTCGATTATCGTCACTGGATAATCTCCGTCAGGCTTCCTTACTCCGAACGCCCACCGCGTCCGTCCCGCACATTCCAGCAACGCATCTGGAGGTAACGTGCGGGTATTACTTCGACCTGTTCTGGTACCGGAACTCGGGCTGGTGATCGTTAAGCCGGGCCGTGAATCCATGCCGGTATTCCACAATACCCGGGTACTGGTGGAGCCGGAACCGAAAAGCATGCGTAATCTGCCGTCCGGGGTCGTTCCTGCCGTTCGCCAGCCGCTGGCGGAGGATAAATCATTACTGCCATTTTTCAGCGACGAACGAGTGATTCGTGCTGCTGGTGGCGCTGGCGCACTGTCTGACTGGTTACTGCGCCATGTTAAATCCTGCCAGTGGCCACACGGCGATTATCACCACAGTGAAACCGTCATTCACCGTTATGGTACCGGCGCAATGGTGTTGTGCTGGCACTGCGACAACCAGTTGCGTGACCAGACCTCCGAATCACTTGAGCAACTTGCTCACCAAAACCTGTCAGCATGGATGATTGACGTCATTCGTCACGCAATGAATGGCACACAGGAGCGTGAATTATCGCTGGCTGAATTATCCTGGTGGGCGGCCTGCAATCAGGTGGTGGATGCACTACCTGAGGCAGTAGCGCGTCGTTCGCTGGGATTACCAGCGGAAAAAATCCGCTCCGTATACCGTGAGAGTGACATCGTACCGGGAGAACAGACAGCCATCAGCATACTGAAGCAGCGCACAAAAAATATTGCGCTGCCACTTCACGTCCACCAGCAACAAAATCCACCACAGAAAAAAACGGTTGTCAGTATCGCCGTTGATCCGGAGTCTCCTGAATCGTTCATGAGGCGGCCTAAACGTTGCCGCTGGGTTAATGAGAAATACACGCGCTGGGTAAAGACACAGCCGTGTGCGTGTTGTGGTAAGCCTGCTGACGATCCGCATCACCTGATTGGTCATGGTCAGGGGGGAATGGGGACAAAGGCCCACGATATTTTCACGCTACCGTTGTGCCGGGAGCACCACAACGAACTTCATGCAGACCCGCTGGAGTTTGAGAAAAAGTACGGCTCTCAGATTGAGTTAATTTTTCGTTTTCTTGATCACGCCTTTGCGACTGGCGTGCTCGGGTAAAAGAGGTGACTGATGCTCATAGATTTGGTTTTACCTTACCCGCCGACGGTGAACACCTACTGGCGACGTCGTGGCAGCACATATTTTGTATCAAAAGCCGGTGAGCGTTATCGCCGGGCTGTGGCGCTTATTGTTCGCCAGCAGCGGCTGAAATTAAGCCTGTCCGGAAGGCTGGCGATAAAGATTATTGCCGAGCCACCGGATAAGCGCCGCCGTGACCTGGACAATATTCTGAAAGCGCCGCTGGATGCGCTGACGCATGCGGGGTTGCTAATGGACGATGAGCAGTTTGATGAAATCAATATTGTGCGCGGTCAGCTCGTTCCTGGTGAGCGGCTGGGGATAAAAATCACAGAACTGGAGTGCGCATGAATAACCACTATTTACAGTTTGTGCGTGAGCTGCTCATTATCGCTACCGCCGATTTGAGTGGGGCAACAAAAGGTCAGCTTGAAGCCTGGCAGGAGAATGCCATGTTCGATACAGGGCGTTACAGGCGAAAAAAAATCCGGTACCGCGATGAAGTGACTGGAAAAATGATAACGCGGGATAATCCACCAATCCCGGGAAAGCAATCGCTGGCGAAGGTGACGTCAATTCCTCTGGTCAGTCCGGTTGAGTTTTCGACATCATCGTGGCGGCGGGCTGTTCTGTCTCTTGAAGAACATCATAAAGCCTGGTTGTTGTGGTGTTACAGCGGGAGTATTTGTTGGGAATATCAGATCGCGATAACACAGTGGGCGTGGAATGAATTTAATACTCAATCCGGTACCAGAAAAATTGCAGGGAAAACGCAGGAACGCCTGAAAAAATTAATCTGGCTGGCGGCGCAGGCAGTAAAAGCAGAACTTTTTGGTGGGGAAGGTTATGAATACAAGGAGCTGGCATTACTGGTGGGAGTGACAACTAAAAACTGGTCCAAAACATTTACTCGTCACTGGGTTGCAATGAAACACATTTTTCACCGACTGGATAGTGAGGCTTTATTGTTTGTAATGAGAACGCGTTCAAAACAAAAGGCGGCATTTTCAAAGCAAAGTGTTGCAAAAGTAGATTGAAAGGCATATATTTCATGCAAATCTGATATTTTGCCGATTTTGTACGTGATGGCAAAAGCAAACAAAACCCGCCCACAAGCGGGTTTTTTTGTGCCACTTATCTCGGATAGACATGGTGAATGCGCTGGTGGAGGAAGCAAGGGTAATTTTTAACCAGGTGATTCTTGAATGCTTGCAACATTGATTTCGTAACGTTATTATCCTGCGCCCGGCCCTTTAGCTCAGTGGTGAGAGCGAGCGACTCATAATCGCCAGGCCGCTGGTTCAAATCCAGCAAGGGCCACCATCACATACCGCCATTAGCTCATCGGGATAGAACGCCAGCCTTCGAAGCTGGTTTCGCGGGGTTCGAGTCTCCGATGGCGGTCCATTATCGGTATTCTGCGTTTTTAGCTCAGCCGGACAGAGCAATTGCCTTCTAAGCAATCGGTCACTGGTTCGAACCCAGTACAACGCACCACACTTATTTTCCCTCGCTCGCTTTTGCGGACCTTTTTTGTATCCGCACCACGCCCGGCGCATACCAACCACAGAGCCTTTCGGGGGGAGCTTATGGAGTGGTCAGTGTGACTTTCTCTGTGGGCAGATCGCTCCCGGGCGTTGGCTCACCCACCCAAAGGAACGTCACGAT